GACGCCCAGCAAAAGACGATACACTTAAAAACTTAGAGGCTGCTTTAGCGCTTACAACTGAGCTTCAACGGCAAGAAGAGCTGTTACTAGCGGCGTCTGACTACGAGCGCACAAGACTGCAACTTAAATATGACCACCAAGATACCTTGGGTCGAATTAACGATCTTGAGGACCAGTCACAGAGGGAACTGCAAAGAAGTTTGGCGGATCGCATATACGCCCTTGACCTTGCGAAAGCAGAAGTGGCAGAGGAGGCAAAAAAGGTTGAATTTGCCAAACAATTTAACAAAGAACTAACGAGTGGTATTGACAAACGTTTACAGAGTCTTGACTACTACAACGTCGAAATTGCCAAGCTCTCAGAGCTGACTGAGGTCGGTGATCTTGTCAAATACTCAGCGGAAAGTATTGGTGACGCCTTCCGCAACACCTTTAATGACATTGCAACAGGGACTGAAAGCGCTATACAAGCAATTGCCAACTTCTTCGAGCAGATCGGCAAAGCACTAATCGACTACGCAGCTATTGCTATAGCCAACTACATTGCAATCGGCATAGCGCGCATATTTGCAGGTCTTGGCTCCACAAGCGTTGGTGGTGATTACTTCAGCGGTGCCGACACCTCTGCGTTTAGCGGCGGATTTGGCGTAGATAGCAGCGGTTTAACGGGTCCGAGTTCGCCTTTGGGCACTACTTTGGACTATTCGGGAGTCAAACTTGCCGACGGTGACTACATCACTAGCCCAACTAATGCAGTTGTTGGCGAAGGCGGAAGTAACGAGTATGTCATCCCTGCCAACAAGATGGACAGCGCCATGTCCCGCTGGAACGCAGGTGCTCGCGGCGATTCCGTTGTCACTGGCGCAGATCCGACCGGCGGCATGGGCGGCACTGCAGTTGCGGAAGCTCCATCCCAGATCAACATCAGCGGCGGAGTCTTCCAGTACAACGACACCAACTACATTCGCCAGGATCAAATCCCGAGCATCGTTAGTCAGGCGAGTAAGCAGGGTGAAGCCCGTGCTATCCGTAGACTCCAGATGTCGCCCTCAACTCGCCGTAAGGTAGGTATCTGATGAACCAAGCGATCGGAACATTTCTGACGCTGTTCACGGCGGATATCGCTGTTGCCTATACCTTTCAAAACTTCTACATCGGCGAGTCAAAGACCTGGGAGGGTGACTCCTATAGCTTCCTGCCTTTCGGATTCAGTGGTGTGACGGTCAGCCGAGAGGGTGACAACGTGTCAGCGCAGACCGCGTTCCCAAACAATGAGCTAAGCCGTACCTGGGCAACGACCGCTGTCGCAGAAGCTTGGTTTCTCCGCGCTCACACCCTTAAGGTCGATGCCACTGGCGAGCCCCTGCAGCTGATTAGCAGTTACACCGGCCAGATCACAAGTGCCAGCTGGGATGAGACCGCCTTGATCCTCAAAACCAGCAGCGTATTGGATGCGGTGCAGCCAAACATCCCAAACCGTCGTCTCAACCGTAACCTTGTGGGATCAATTCCTGTAACCGATGCGATCCGGCTGTGAACGCTTTATCGGGCTGGGCTACGAGCTAGGAGCAGACGGCAGCAGCGGAAAGATCGACTGCATCCACTTGGTTTTGGCGGTGCTCGACGATCTCCAAATCCCGCACCCCTCAATCAAGGACAGCTGGTACGAGGGGCGGCGGAAGATGATTTTCAGGGATCTGTACGACTGGGGCGAGCGTATTGCCAACCCTGTCTACGATGGTGACGTGGTGCTCATCCCAGGGCAGAACTGGACTTTCGGAGTCACATGGCAGCGCGGAATTTTGTACATCAATCAAGCGCTGATGGCGGTGAACTGGTCACCGGCCGCTTTGCTGCCCAAGCTGCACGCTTTCCGCTACTGCCCTACGAAAAGCAGCTGATTGACCTGCTGGGTTGCAGCGAGGAGGAATATCGATACTTCAGACAAGAGGCAGAACGTCGAGGAAAGGCAAGACCTGCGGCATATGACCACATTCCAGATATTCGGAACGAGCCAGCCACTCTGACCGCTATCGGAATCAGCCTGCTATTGGGCGTTGCTTCAACCGTGGCAAGTGTCTTGCTGGCACCTAAGCCTGGTTCGACTCAAGAAGAGCAGATTGAGACCACGACCCAAGAACTTGCTGACGCCACAGGCCCAAGCCGATACAACACCACCTACGGGTTTGATGGCAGCGCCGGCATCGCTACCTGGGGCGAACCGATTTCCATTCCGTTCGGCAAATTTGGCGGAAATAGTGGCGGTCTGCTGGTTACACCAAAGCTTGTTTGGAGCCGTCTGTTCAGCCTTGGCAATCAGCAGCTGATTAAAGCTCTGTACTCCTGTGGTGAATGGGGGATGGCCTTCCCAAACATCGAAGGCATCTATACCGGCAACGCCCCGCTTGACTCCGCCTATTCCCACACCTTTGCGGTGTATTTCCGCCAGGGCGAAGGTGACAACCGGATTCAGGCCAGCGACCTGCGCTATGGAACGCGAGGCACACCGGACAGTGGAGACCCGGAAACCTACCCGGACATTTTCACTTGCCCATCGCGCAACGGGGAAAACGACGAAGCCTTTTGCTACACCTACACCCCAAGCAGCAACAACACGTTTGGCGTCTCGCAATCCGTTGTAAACGGGACCGGGCTGCGTGCCATGTGGCGCGTGATCAGCTTGGTGTCCACGACGGGAGACGAGCAGAAAGGCAAACTCATCCGCGATCGGATCAAGATCTGCGGCAATGACTGGGGCTCAATGCCCGGCGTGGGACGTGAGTACGTCCGAGGTCTTGGAATTGTTCAATACAACGGCGCAACTTATAGCGAGCGAACGGATGTTCAGGTAAGTGTTAATGACGAGATCACTTATTACATTGCAAACGGCGAATACCCGGACATGTATGAAAGCAGCGAATATGGCACCAATCTTGACGATCTGAATTCAACTTCAGAAAGTGAACGGTATTCGGCTGATGCGTTATTGCAGTTGGGCGCAACCATCCAAATCGGGACATCCATTTGGCTTGTAACTGGTCGGGCAGCCTCTGCTTGGGAACCCGGTTCAGATCAGACAATCATTCTCAGGTGCATTGACACGTTTGGTGCCCCAATCGTCACTGTGCTGCCGACAGATCTTGTTTCTGATCTTGAGAGGGTCAATGAAGGGCAAGATTTCACCACAACAAATCACGTCGGTCTAAGCAGCACGGCTTTGGCGGTCCCAGCCCTGGGGATTGTAAAAACAGTGCGTCAAAGCGACGTAGTGGAAATCGGACTGAGGTCGCAGGTCTGGAACCAGGCAAGCGGAATGATGAACTGGTCTGAGGTTCCAACTGAGAGCCAGCTGGTTGACTTTGACCGTGGCAATGTGCAGCTGTCTGGCGGCACGATGAACAAATACTTGCAGCGGACAAGCGCCTTCACGATCAGTGTCCGACCTGGCGGTCAAGACGGTGATGGTTCCTCTTACGAGTGGGAACAACTCCCTGTTGAGTTTTGCATTCGCGGGCAAGAGCCTGTCGATCAATTTAACTTCCTGCGGTTTTATTTACCCGAGACAAACAACTACGAGTTCCGATTTGAGCCCCTGCCAGGCTCCATAATTGTCAAAAACTACGAAGCCGATCACCTATTCATCCACTTGGATGCCAAAAGGCAAACGCTTCTAACCAAAGAGTATTCAACTGCATACGGCACTTTCCGTATGGCAACGGCTGGCGTTGAGGTTGCCCAGCTTGAACTGATCGGACTTGCAGAAACCGGCGCACCAGATAACACCGTTGACTACACAAGCGGTCTTGATGCTTCTGAAGTCCTGCTGGACCGTTACGAAACGGCTGATTACAACGACACCCACGGCAAGGCCCACGGCTGGCGCGGCGAAGTCCTTGGTTTCCCGCAACTGAATCAAGGCATCACCAAGTCTGCGGTGGTGCGCTGCCTGCGCTCGAACGGGAAATCTGGCTACGTCGATGTTGAGGTCACCTGCACATCGTTGTATCAACCCCAGACCCTGACCACACCAGACGGTTACTCCCCTGCCCTGTACTCAGCCTGGATCTGGGACGCGCCAAGCTTCCGCGTTGTGGGCAGCGCTTATACGGGCGCTAATGATGCCTGGGAGATCGGGGAAGAGCTTTACTACTCAACCAGCATCACCAGGGACGAAAACAATAACAACAAATGGCTGCACCGCGCTTATACGGAAGGCGCCAGAACCGTCACCATGTACTGCACTCTGCAGGGCATTGGCGACACCTCAGCAACGTTAAATTTCGGAACAACAGATAGAAACTGGATCCCGGCTAGCCAGATTTCTGAAATCAACTATTACGGCACAGCTTGGACTACTAGCTGCGATAGCAACCCTGAGCACGAAATCAGCTACGTCAACGAGATTCGCGCAAACGAACCAGTAATCCCGACGTATTTCAACATGAGCATGTTCGGGCTCTGCTTGCGTTCGGGCAAGAACTTCACCAAGCTCGATCAGCTCCGTTTTTATGTTGCAGGCGGCATCCAGGTTTATCGCCACCTGACCGGCGATGTTGGACGCAGCAACCTGTTCTCCGATTTCGTCTATTGGCTGCTGACTGACAAGGATGCTGGCGCAGGCGATCGAATTAGTGAAGAGCTAGTCGATAGCGACAGTTTTGTTCGCACTGCCCAATTCCTCGACAGAAACAAGATCTTCTGCGACACGGTTTTGCAGGATGCCGTGAACGTGCGCCAGTACATCAGCGACACCGCAAAGATGATGCTGTGCAACTTCACGATCATCAACGGCAAATTCGGCTTGGAGCCTGCACTGCCTACTACCAGCACGGGCGAGTTGAGTACCGAGCCAGTACCCATCGCAATGATTTTCAGCGAGGGCAACATTATCGAAGGCACCTTCGGGCTTGAGTACCTGGAGTACGAGCAGCGGGCAGATTTCAAAGCCGTTGCAACGTACCGCTCCTCCGGCATGGTCTCCGCCACTGAGGAGTATCTGATCCCCGCAGGACTCCCGGAAGAATCCACCGTGCTGGTGCGTTATTTGGGCGAAGAGACCGGCAAGGAGCCGATCGAGACATTCGACATGTCAACGTATTGCACCCAGCGCAGCCAAGCCCTGCTGGTTTGCAAGTACCTGTTGGCAGCCCGTCGCCGGATCCGTTACAGCGTCAGCTTCCAAACAACCCCCGACGGCATC